TTGGCAACCTTATTGGTGTGTGCGTGGTGTCTGGCAATGTTCGTCGTAGTGCTGAACTCCTAATTGGTTCTATTGACGACCAAGATTTCTTAAATCTTAAGAACGCAGAAGTTTTCCCAGAACGTAATTCATACGACCCAGCAGCACCAGGCTGGGGATGGATGTCTAACAACTCTGTTTCTGTTTCAGTTGGTCAAGACCTTTCTCCTATCGTTGATGGCATTGCTCGCAACGGTGAGCCCGGCGTTATTTGGATGGACGTATCAAAGAAGTATGGTCGTCTTGCTGACCCAGCAAACAATAAAGACCATCGCATTGCTGGTTACAATCCTTGCGCAGAGCAGAGCCTAGAATCATTTGAGATGTGCACCTTGGTTGAAACATACTTAAACCGTCACGAATCATTAGAGGACTACAACCGAACTCTTAAGTTTGCATACCTCTACGCTAAGACTGTAACTCTTCTCCCGACTCACTGGGAGGAGACAAACGCAATCATGCAACGTAACCGTCGTATCGGAACTTCGATGTCTGGCGTAGCAAACTTTGCTGACCGTAAAGGTTTACCTGTTCTCCGTGACTGGATGGATAAGGGCTACGAGAACATCAAGAAGTATGACACTATCTATTCAGAATGGTTAGGTATCCGTGAATCAATCAAGACAACAACCGTTAAGCCATCAGGCACAGTGTCTATCCTTGCTGGAGAGTCGCCCGGCGTTCACTGGACACCAGGTGGAAAGTTCTTCAACCGAGCAATACGCTTTGCAAATTCTGACCCTATGCTCCCACTTTTCAAAATGGCAAACTACAGAGTCGAACCAGCATCAGAATCCCCAGACACAACCTCTGTCGTATTCTTCCCAATTAAGTCTGATGCAGAACGCGCAGAAAGAGATGTAACAATCTTTGAGAAGATGTCACTTGCTGCAGTTGCACAGCGTTACTGGTCAGATAACTCGGTATCCGTTACCGTTTCTTTTGACCCAGAGACAGAAGCAGACCACATTGGAACTGTTTTACATATGTACGACGGTCAATTAAAGACTGTTTCATTCCTTCCAAGTGGTAACTTCACCTACCCACAGATGCCTTACACGCAGATTACCGAAGATGAGTACCGCGAAGATGGCGAAATGAAACTATTCCCTATTGACTTCTCAGGTGTTTATGCAGGTATGGCAGCAGATGCAATCGGCGAGGCTTACTGCACCACCGATGCTTGCGAAATCAAACTCATTACAGAAAACAATAAGGATAAGTAATATGAAAAGACGCACAAAGAAAAACAACGAAGAATCTATGCTAGTCAAAGAAGACCAGTACCGCGCAGTCATTACCTACCTACCAAATAAGAATGGATACAAAGCATCCGTCCAACGTAGAATCGGTATAGATGAGTGGGTTAAAGTTCAATGTGGACTTAAAGGAGTAGTTTTTGCTTCAAAAGAGTCTGCTGAAAACAGAGCAAGATATAAAATTAAAGAACAAAAAGGTATGGACAATGCAGAAAAAAACTCTTACATTGTCTACGATGATTAGGGTAGAATAGCAGTATGCCTACATACGACTACATCTGCTCAAGCGACCACCTCTACACAGAAGAGCGCTCAATCCACGAGGACCAAAAAGTCTTTGAGTGCCCAGAATGCAAAGAAACTCTTAAGCGTGTTTTCATTGCTGTCCCAGTTACTTTCCAAGCACCCGGCTTCTACGCAAGCGAGCGAAAGAGTCTAGGATTATGAGCCTTCAACCCTTAACAGGTTCAGGTATCCAATTGGATACAGTGACCGATACTGCCCCAGCAGAGCCCGGAGACCACGACAAGTTTGCTCACTATGCCCCTAAAGATGAGATAACCTACGCACTTATACACGGCGCACCAATCATGGCTCTGTGCGGAAAGATATGGGTTCCGTCCAGAGACCCCAACGGTTTTAGTGTCTGCCCTGCTTGCAAAGAAATCTATGAAGAACTGTCTAAGGATAATCCTGACGATTATATGTCCTGATAAACTGAAAGTTGACATACGTTTGGCATAGTAAATAGGACTGTGCCTGTTTGTAACTGGAAGTACAGGCAGGAATATGAAGAAATACAACGCGCTTATTTGCGCACTTATTTTAGTTATTGGAGTCTCGGCTATCCCAGCCTTTGGTCTTAACAGGGGAGACTACCAACTAAAAGAATCTAAATCTAATCAAGTAATTAAAACTGGTAAGTGGACTACTTTAAGTTTTAAAGGAGATGACTCCCTTAAAAGGACAAAAAACTATCGCACATTGTTCTGCACAAAAGTCCATCTTGACACCAGAAAAGGCTCCCCTACATATGTAAAAGTGAGGTTTGCTCGCGTAAAGGGCGGACCAAATGACACAACTGGAACCAACACTTGGGTTACTAGGGGATTTGTAGGCAAGTATTGGCAAGGTGCTTTATGTTGGACTATAGATACAAAGTACCCGATTGTAGCCCAAATAAAGATTGAAGGACCTAAGAAAACTTATACTTCTCACCTTCGTCAGTTTAAGGCTTGGTCTCCCCCATATGAACTCCCGGCTGATATGGTGACACCCGCTCCAGAAGCAACCGTAGATGTAGTTCAATAGAGTATACTAAAATTCCCCTTAGAAAAAGGATAAACATGACTATAGAGTATGTTTCATGGAAGGCGGGCGACCCAAAGATAAAGGCTGCCCCACAAATAATTAAACCTAAAGTTTGGACTCAGTTAGATTTTGGCGCACAAGATTCAATTGTTCCTAAAAACTCAGGCATCGCTAACTGGGCTTTTTACATTAACGTAAAAGAACTTGGCGGAGCCAAAGACATGAAGATTCGCTTTACCCGTGACATCGGTACAAAAGAAGCAGACTTTACTGGTCAGCGAATGCTTGATTTAGCACTAGATAATGTCCACTCTGGTACTTGGTTCTTTAAGGCTAACAAAGGTCAACCAGTTGGTCTTGAGGTGTATCACGAAGGAACTACTCCTATGACCATCGTCACTCGTGAGTTTAAGATGTGGATTCCATAACATTTAATCCGAAGAGGCGGTAGATTTTTCTACCGTCTTTTCTTTTTTCCAAACGCGGAAAAATCCAAGTTCAGAACCAATCACACGAACTCTTTCATAAACCCCTGTGCGGACACCTTCTGTATCAGAACCTGCTTGGTCACTTGTCGTATCACCCTCGACAACTTCATAACCAACTGGTAACCCCCACTTGCGAATCACCCCAACAACAATACCTACATGGGTCGCTCTTCCCTCTTTTTCAAAGTCATAGAACGCTAGGTCTCCCGCTTTAACTCTCCACCATTGTATCTGTTCAGAGTTTTCTCTTAGCCGTTCGTAACCAATATTACAAGATGCAAACCCCTTTTTACTTGAAACTTCAACTAACTCGCTCAAACCATTTTTCGCAAAGCACCACGAAACAAACATGGCAGAATACGGATTGTTGTTTAACCCGTACCACTTTCCATACTTGCTATCTCGATTAGGTCCGTTGGTATAACCAACCTCTTCTAAGGCAGTACCGACAAGTTCGGAAATCTTAATCTTCAATAGAGTTTGCATTTTCGAGTTTCTTTTCCTCTTTACGCTCTTTCACAATATTCTCTACTGTTTTGTTCTTCCAGTGTACCGTCTTGACTCTAGACACATAGAACGAACGGAACACAGAGTACCCTTTTCGACCACCGACAACATCAATCCATTCAGCAGTTGGAGTCTTAACGTGCTTAACAAATCTGAATCTACCTGCTTCACCAGTGATAGATAGTTCTGTACCAGCAACTACAGTTCGACCATTAACTTGAATCTCGTTCTTTACTGTCCAAGTATCTGGATATGCTTTGGTTTTTCCCTTGCTAGATTTTTTCACCATGCTTAGACCTTATCATACCTTCCTGACATAAGCAAATCCCCTGCGAGTTACAAGGTCAAAACTATTTTCCATGATACTGTTTATTCTATGCCTGAAGTATCAATCCCAACGAGTGTACCAACTGCTGGTGACTTATTCGACGCAAAGACGAAACAACTTGCGCGTTTTTGCGAAGAACCAGCGTGGTCTGCCTATAACCCGTCTATCTGCTACACAGAAGAGCACGGGTATCTCGTACTGCTACGTTCCTCAAACGGCTGGCTACGCGACCACAGACCAGAGTGGCAAGTAGAAACAGGTGACGAACTTACCACCGAAGATTCTTACGAGAACCCAGGAGAGTGGTATCAGGCTTCATACATTAACTCCGTTCTAGGAACAGAGAAGCATTTTAGAAATAGAATGTTTCTTGCAAGTCTAAACACAAAAACACTTAATCTTTCTTACTTGAAAGAGATAGACCTAACTCAGGCTTACTCACAAGCCCCCGCAAAACTTATAAGAGGAATAGAAGATGGAAGACTCTACTACGACGGAGAAACGCTACGAATCTCTGCGACGGTATTTGAAATTGGGCACATTAATGTTGCTCGTATTTGTTCTGTTGAACTGGACTTAAGCGGAGACACTCCACGCGGTGTTTCGTTCGAGATGTTTGACTCTCCTATTAACGAAGATACCGTTGAAAAGAATTGGATGCCAGTTCATAAGTCATCTATTTTCAACCCGGAAGATGTAACTTTTGATTATCTTTATTCTTCAGGAAAGACCTACACAATCAAAGACCGTTCCCTAAAAGAAGTTGGTGGACCAGCACCGTCCGTCCGAGGTGGCTCACAACTTATCGGTTTAGAGAACGGAACCATGCTTGCAATTGTTCACCAGTGCGTTTCAGCCGAGTACATTAGATTTGCTAATCTAACCAAAGAAGCACTATTCCGTCGTCGTTATGTTCACCGCTTTATTCAATACGACGAAAAGGGAAGAATCATAAAGGTTTCCGATATGTTTAACTTCCTAAACAAGTCAGTAGAGTTTGCAGGTGGACTAGCAATACACGAAAACAAACTCCTAGTTAGTTTTGGTGCCCTAGATTCATCATCACACATAGCATCCATCCCCCTTAAAAACGTCTTGGCGAATCTTCGTCCTCCTCGTATTTAAGTCCTATGAAGTCGACAAAATCGAACTTCCCATTATAGAGGAACAATGAGCGAAGACGATAACAATGAACCCGAAGAAGAAGTGGATGGCATGATTGACTTCCTCATTGCATCAGGCGCTTTAGAACTTACTTCTATAGATAAAAACGGAGACCCTGTTTACAGGATTACTAGTATTTGTAGAGACTTATTTCCTGACCTTTATTATGAACATATGAAGAATGCGGACGACACTGCTTTTGCTTTATGGCAAAAAGGTTTACTAGAGATTTCCTTTGCTGAAAACGGTACTAATTACATCACAATGTCCGCCGAGAACTACTTAAGATATCTAGATATTGCTGACCAGTTATCTGAAGACGAAGAAAGTCTTATGTTTGTCTTGATAAATAAGAACATTCTGGACGCTCAGTAGGACTTGACATCATTCTAGGTTTCCTATAATCTACAGATAGTTCTTGATGTATCAGGCTTTTTCAACTCAGTTCCTTTGGTACATCAAGACTTTTCGCAGAAATGTGGTTTGTTCTCCTTTCCTACATTTTTTTGGAAGCGCGTTGTCCCGGCACTTGCGAACACGGGGCACACACAAAAACCGCCCCACCGAATCTGATTCTGCGTAGGGCGGTTTATTAATTTATTCAATTTTATAGTCTTCTAAACTGGACTTTCTTACTCCAGATTTTCTCAATCTTTACTGCTCTGCCTGGTTTCGGAGAATGTAAAACTTCTCCGTTTCCTGCATAGATTCCGACGTGGTAAACATGACCACCTGACGAAAAGAAAAACACCAAGTCACCGACTTGAGCGTCCTCACGAGAAACCTTTTTTGATTCCTTGTATTGACCTCCAGTAGTTCTTGCTATTTCCTTACCTTTCTTCTTGTAGATGTACTGGGTAAACCCAGAACAGTCAAAACACTTAGGATTTGTTCCACCCTTGCAGTAAGGGATTCCTAAATACTTTAGACCAATTTTGTACGTGGATATAGGCTTTGCTAGGAAACTTTCACTAGCCCTAGCCTTAGTCTTTACTTCTCCTAGAGTTATATTCGACTTTACTGATAATTCATTAGCGTTGGCTTGACCCTGGGTTACTGGTGGCGATACGACCATAGCGGACATAAGAAGCGCAGTAACGGTGGTCAAAACCTTGGTTCTGACTAACATCACCACTAGTTTACCAGATTGGTATAATATTCGCCAAACCCAAACCTTAAAAACCCCACTAAAACGGTTTTTTGATTTGTCGGATTCTAAAGTTTTTTATCCTGTGAAGTCTGAAAAAATGACTTTTCTATTATAGAATATCTAAAACTGCTACTTTTTCTTCTTGTTTTTTCTGTCAGCAGGCTTTTTTGCGTATCCAACACTCTTTTTCTGCTCGGCAAGCCACTCATCATAATGAGACTCGACAACCCAAATTTGCTTGTGATGACCGAACACAGCACCTGTATGAGCAACCATGCGGATTCCTAGCGACTGTACGCGCTCACAGAACGTCAAATCCTCAGAGAGCCACTTATTCTCTCCAATTGGACCGTCTTGGAACCAAGCCCAGTCCTCACCAAAATGCTTACTGTATCCCTTACGAACTTCCTCAAGGACAGAGCGGTGAATTAGCATAGCGCCAGTTCCCGCTGCGTAAATCTCAACTAGGGAATTCTTTGGGTAGTCGTAGAACGGCTGAATGCCCATAGGCAAATCATGCTTCACAAAGATAAGTGGAATAGGCTCCAACTTCCCTGGCTCTGGAACGGTTCCAGTGAAGTAGAGTCCGCTAACAAAAGGGTACTCGTCTTTGTCTGCACTGTTCACAAGTTTATCAAAACCGTCTTGACTAATGTACTCATCAGCATCAACAATAAATAACCAGTCATCTGTTGTTCCTTCAAGGAAGGTTTTAACTTGAATGTTACGACTCTTGGCTAGTAAGCCAAGTCCTTGGATGCTATGAAAGTTGCTAACTCTCTTAGGGTTTTGCTTAATTAGATTCATTATACTATGCGCAAAGAACGCATCAACTTCACCGTGGTGACACCAACTAATACATACTGTTTCATTATCCTGCATGGGAAAACGATAGCACATCAGTATTGTTTTCTCCATCCAACAGGCGTATGATTTACCTATGACTGATGAACTATGGCACAAATTAGAACGCTCAAACTCACCCCTGACTTCTCTAGTGCAGATGGATGATGTTACAGAAGACCTAATTAAACCATTTGACTATCAGTCAGAAGGTGAAGAATCCTTCTACCCATATCTAGTCCCTCTAGATATTCCTAAGGACTTCGGTATCGGAGTCATTGTTGGAGCCTCTGGCACGGGCAAGTCGACTCTTCTCAAATCATTGGGTAGCCCAGTACATCCCGAATGGTCAGCACAATCTATTGCTTCTCACTTTGAGAGCGCAGTAGAGGCAAATGAGAAGTTTTCGGCGGCGGGTTTAATGTCCGTGCCAGATTGGGTAAAGCCTTACAGCGTCTTATCTACTGGTCAAAAATTCCGAGCAGACCTTGCTCGCTCTCTTTACGACGGCGCAGCCATTGACGAATTCACTTCTGTAATTGATAGGACTGTTGCCAAGGCAGCGTCTACGGCTATGTCTCGATATGTACGCAAGAACGGAATACGCAACATTGTTCTAGCAACCTGCCACAGAGATGTCCTCGAGTATTTAGAACCAGACTGGGTAATTGACACAGACCGTGGCGAGTGGACTACTGGGAGGTCACTTCGGCGACCAGAACTGGACATCACGGTTTATCCTTGCTCAAACGAAGTTTGGGGCTACTTCGCTAAGCACCACTATTTATCCGAATCGCTCAACAAGTCAGCACACTGCTATTTGGCATTCAGCGATGGGAAAGTAGTTGGCTTCGTTGCTTCACTGGCGTACCCCTCAGGAAGCGTACAGAACGCTTACAGAGAGCACCGCTTAGTAATCCACCCTGATTATCAGGGCTTTGGTATCGGTCCACGTCTTTCAGAGGTGGTAGCCCAGCATTACATTAGTAACGCAAAGCGTTACTTCTCAAAGACTTCCCACCCCCGTCTAGGTGGATACCGCGACCAGTCCCCTGTATGGAAGCCAACCTCAAAGAACCACATGAAACGAAAAGACGGACAAGACGCTACAAAAACACGATGGACTATTAATCCTGACCGTTGGTCTTATTCTCACGAATTCATCGGAGAGCCCGGAAAAATCAATTCTGAGGTATAGTAAGAGCACATAAGTTATCCACAGGCTAGAAGTGGCGTGTTTGATGGCTTATCAACATAATCGTTGTATACACTTAAGTTTAAGTGTTTATGTTTTATTGCCTTAGAAAGGGCGCAAACAATGGATATTAATTGGAAGTTACCGTTCGAAATCTTAACCGAACTTTTTTTGTTTGTTTTAGGCTGGACCTTGGTTGCATTAGTTGGTTTAGCAGCAATAGCAATTGTCTTTGGCTTGGTAAGAGGAACCAGCGAAATCTTTACTAATAGCAAAAAAGAAAAGAAAGCAAAGACAGAAGAAGAAGTATCTCTTCAGCCTATGCTTGGTGTTGTCGAACCTGCAGATAATCTAAGTGCTCTTCAACTCAAAAGACTCTTTGAGCGCGGAACAGACTGACCGACCATCTCCTATGAGGAAGAGACCAACAGTAATGGACGCTACCTTTAGTTCAGAGATGACAGTGGAACTTGTCAAGCACAGTGCCTCTGATTCAGACATTGCT